AAGTCCTCCAGATTCAGTGAATGGATTCTTTTTAGATTTTGCTGATGCTTCTGATTTAGGTAATGATGCTAGTGGTAACAGCAATAACTTTTCTCTAGTCAACATCACATCAGCCGACCAAGCTACGGACACGCCTACCAACAGCTTTTGTACGCTTAATCCTTTGATGGCTAACGCAGGTCCAGCAAATTATTTACCAATAACTGAAGGTGGAACTAAAGCTGTAAATACTGCTGCTGCATACAAAATTGCTAACTCAACTTTCGGTGTTACATCAGGCAAATGGTATTGGGAGGTCAAGGCAACAGATGTAAATGGAGTTACAGCAATAGGTGTAACTATGCCTTTTTACTGGGATGCTGATTACACATTACAAGGATGTATTTATTATGCTCAAGGTCCTCAAAGATATAATAATGCAAGTGCTTCTAGCTTTGGAAGTGGTTATACAGATGGAGATATAATTTCATTTGCTTTAGATATGGATGCAACTCCACCCACTATGGAAGTTTATAAAAACAATTCTAGTGAAGGCAATTTAATGGCAGGACTTTCTATTAATGGAACAGGTGGTGCATTTTTACCAGTCAAAGAAGATGGCTACTTTCCAAAGGTTGTAGGCTATAACGCAAATACTTTTGAATGTAACTTTGGTGGCTATACATCTTTTTCAATATCAAGCGCAGCAAGTGATGCCAATGGCTACGGAACTTTTGAATATGCGCCGCCTAGTGGTTACTATGCAATTTGCACTAAAAATTTAGCGGAGTACGGATAATGGCTTATACAAATATAGACGATCCATCAGCACATTTTCAGACTGCTCTTTATACTGGTGATGGTTCAGCACATTCAATAGGAAATGATGGTAACAGTGATTTAAAACCTGACTGGGTTTGGATTAAAAAAAGAAGTGCTTCAGGTAACCATTCTGTATTTGACTCAACAAGAGGTGTATATGAAGAACTGGTAACGAATGGTACAAATGCAGAAGCATCAGATGTACAGCTTTTAACACAGTTTGATACTGATGGTTTTACAGTAGGAACAAATAGTGGTGTTAATGGTTCGGGTGCTACATTTGTCGGATGGCAATGGAAAGCCAATGGTGGTACGACTTCAAGCAATACGGATGGTGCTACGACCTCTACAGTTCAAGCCAATACTGATGCAGGATTTAGCATAGTTACTTGGACTGGTACAGGTTCAGCAACAACTTTAGGACATGGTTTGGGTGTAGCACCTGCTGTTTTAATAGTAAAAAATAGAAGTACAGCAGTTGACTGGGCTGTTTATCACAAAGACCTAACAGATGCAGGGTATGTACTACAATTAAATACAGCAGATGGTGAAGTTGATAGTGGAACAAACAGGTGGAATCATACTGACCCAACCTCAAGCGTATTTTCTGTAGGTTCAGGACAGCAAACTAATCAAAGCTCAAATAACATGGTTTGTTACGCCTTCGCAGAAAAACAAGGCTACAGCAAGTTTGGCAGTTATACTGGTAATGGAACCGCAAACGATGGACCTTTCGTGTATCTAGGATTTAAACCTGCTTTTGTGATTATTAAATCACTTGCTGCTACAGGTGCACACTATTTATGGGATACAAAGCGAAATACTTTTAATGGAGCAGATGATACTGTAAATGCAGCAGAAGCTGATGCAGAAACATCTAATGGAATTATGACAGTAGATATATTAAGTAATGGCTTTAAAATAAAGAATACAGGAGCAAACAATGGAACAAACCAATCAGGTACAAAATATGTGTATTACGCATGGGCAGAAAATCCATTCGTAACATCAACAGGAATTCCAACAACAGCGAGGTAAATTATGTGGGCATTAGTAGAATCAGGAAGTGTTAGCAAAGTCTATACACGACCAAAATCAATAACATTAGGAGATATTCAATATCCTAGTAACATCTTTATGCTTTGGACTAGCTCTGAGCTAGAAGCCATAGGCATTTATGAAGTGGTTATAGACAACACCAATTATAAAGACCCTGCATATTATATTAATACGAATCAATCTTTTGCATTTGGGAGCGGCAAAGTTACAGCCACCTATGGTACAGCAACAGCTAGACCTTTAGATAATGTTTTATGGCAAGATGGTGACTCAGATATGCCTGAAGGAACTTCAGTAGGTGATGTAAAACAATCTGGAGTAAGACCACCTAAGTTAGCTATTGTAGACCAACAAGCTTATGGCTTACTCCAGCCTAATGACTGGATGGTAGTTAGAAATGCAGAAAGCTCTAAAGCCATACCTTCAGATTGGTTAGATTACAGAGTAGCAGTAAGGACAGCGGCAACTGACATGAAAACAAAAATAAATGCAGTTGCAAATGTAGATGCTTTGGCTGCATTATATGTGTATAACGATGCCACACCACCAGTAAGACCACTTGGTGAGTTTCCAACAGAACCAACTTCATGATTTATGAAATAATTAATTTAAGTGTAGGTGTGTTTATATTTTCAGGCACACTTGTTTTATTGATCGGTAATAGTGATAACCACTCTTTATAGGAGAAAATTATGTTAGATATGATATTAAAAATAATTCAAATAGCCCCTTGGGTTATTTCAGGAGCGTCTTTAGTTTGTGCTTTAACACCAACACCAAAAGATGACCAAATGCTTGGCAAAGTTTATAAATTAATTGATTGGTGTGCAATTAATGTAGGTAAAGCAAAAGAAAAATAACTCATGACTACTGCAAAAGAAGCGTTGATTAAACTAGAGTCGCATGAAAAACAATGTGCAATAAGATATGAACATATCGAAAAACGTCTAGAAGAAGGTTCTGCTAAATTTAAAAGACTTGAACTTATTCTTTGGGGTTTATATGGTTTAACAGCTGCTTCTTTAGGCGTTGATAAATTATTGTAGGAGAGTTAGATGCCTTTACAAAAGTTCCTTTTTAAACCTGGAATCAACAAAGAAGGAACAGCTTATTCAAACGAAGGCGGTTGGTTCGATTCTAATTTAATTCGTTTTAGAAAAGGTCTTCCTGAAAAAATAGGGGGATGGGCTAAAAGTGTTGCTAATTCATTTTTAGGAACGGGTAGAGCTTTACACGCATGGGTTGCTTTAGATGGAACAAAATATTTAGGATTAGGTACTAATTTAAAATATTATATTTTAGAAGGAGCAAGTTTTAATGATATAACTCCTATAAGATCAACAGACGAAAATGTTACAACGTTTGCAGCTACTAACGGTAGTGCTGTTATAACAGCAACAGATACAGCTCATGGTGCTGTTATGAATGATTTTGTAACTATTTCTAATGCTGTATCTTTAGGTGGTAATATTACCGCAGCAGTTTTAAATCAAGAACATCAAATAACTTCTATACCCTCACCGAACACTTATACGTTTACTGCTTCTGCTACAGCAAATGCTAGTGATTCAGGCAATGGCGGCAGTGCAACTGATGCTGCATATCAAATAAACACAGGAATTAATACGTATGTACCTTCTACAGGTTTTGGAGCAGGTACTTGGTCAGCAGGTACTTGGGGTTCAATAACATCGATTAGTTTTATAAACCAGTTACGGTTATGGTCGCATGATAATTTTGGTGAAGATTTAATTATAAACCCTCGAGGAGGAGGTGTGTTTTATTGGGATGAATCTAACGGGCTTACTACGAGAGCTGTTGCTCTTTCAAGTTTATCAGGAGCTAATCTTCCTCCTACGTTAGCTTTACAAGTTTTAGTATCTGATATCGATCGACACGTAATTTGTTTTGGTGCGGATCCTTTAAATGCTTCTGGTACAGCAAGAACAGGTTCTATTGATCCAATGCTTATTGCTTTTTCTGATCAAGAAAATGCAGCACAATGGGAACCTTTAGCTACAAACACTGCGGGTTCTCTTAGACTTTCTGCGGGGTCTTCTATTGTAGGAGCTTTAAGATCTAAACAAGAAATATTAGTTTGGACGGATATTGCTTTATATTCTATGTCTTTTATAGGACAGCCTTTTACATTTGGATTAAATTTAGTAAATGAAGGAGTAGGTTTAATAAGCCCTAACGGTATGGTAAATACTCCTAAAGGTATTTTTTGGATGGATAAAAAAGGTTTTTATGCTTATAATGGAGCTGTTCAAGAAATACCATGTACCGTCCAAAATTATGTTTTTAGCGATTTAAACGAAACACAAAGTTATCAAGCGTTTAGTTTTGTTAATAAGGCTTTTGATGAAGTAGGTTGGTTTTATTGTAGCGGTAGTTCTAACGTTATTGACCGATACGTAGTTTATAACTACGAAGAAAATCTTTGGACTATTGGATCTTTATCTAGAACTGCTTGGTTAGACGAAGGTGTTTTTGATAATCCTAAAGCTGTTTTATCTTCTTCTGATATTGGTTATGTTTATAACCATGAGGTAGGTAATGATAATGATGGTTTACCTATGACTGATGTATTTATCGAATCTAGTGATTTTGATATTGATCCAGGAGGAGAAGACTTTCAATTCATTAATAGAATTATTCCAGATATTAAATTTACAGGAACAGCAGCAACAGGTTCTGACGGACAAGCGGTTAACCTTGTTTTAAAACGTAGAAATTTTCCAGGAGAGGATCTAACAACAGCGGTAACAAGTACTTGTACATCTAATACAACAAAAATAGACACTAGAGTAAGAGGCAGACAAGCAGTGCTTCGTATTGAATCTAATGACGATGGTGTTGGTTTTAGAGTTGGAGCAATGCGATTAGATTTTAGACCTGACGGTAGAAGATAATGGGTAAATTATTAGAAACTAAATTACCGATTTCTATTGGTGAAGTTTCTTCTGAAACATTTAATCGTTTAGTAAGAGTATTAGAATTAAGTTTAAATAAAGTCGATGTAAATTCCACACTTACAGTAAACGAAACTCAACGTAATGAAAATAAATTTAATAGTGGCGATATTATATGGAATTTAACTAGTAATCAGTTACAGTTATGGACAGGCGAAAAATGGGTAAATTTATATTCAGGAAACGAAACACATTTCCAAGCGTCTGCAGAATTAGGAAATGTAACAGTTACGCTTGGTGGCGTCGTTACAATACAACTTTGAGTAAATTAAATATGGATATTAATAAATTAAGAGAAGAATTAGAGTTTGATGAAGGCTGTGTATATGAAATTTACAATGATCATTTGGGTTATCCTACTTTTGGTATTGGTCACCTTGTGCTTGAAAACGATCCCGAACATGGAAAACCAGTTGGAACCCCAGTATCAAAGGAACGAGTTATCGAATGTTTTGAAAAAGATATAGAGTCTGTATTTGCTGATTTAGAAAGAAATATGCCTTGGGCGTCTGATCAGCCTGAAGATATAAAACGTGTATTAGCTAATATGTGTTTTAATTTAGGCATTACACGATTATTAAAATTTAAAAAGTTTTTAGGAGCTTTAGAATCGAAAGATTATAAAACAGCTTCTGAGGAAATGATGGACAGTAGATGGGCTACGCAAGTAGGTCCTAGAGCTGACCGATTAAAACAACGAGTATTAAACGGAGACTAATATGAAAAAAGCAAAAGGTTATAAACGCGGAGGAGCTATTAAATCTTCTAAATATAAGAAGAAAGGCGGCTCTAAAAAACGTATGATGAAAAGCTCTAAAAAGAGAAGTAGCAAGAAGAAGTAAGTGCCTTCTCTAATAAGTAACATCCCACATTTCAAATGTTGGGTGCGAAGGGAGTTCACCGCGAATCATACAAAATATCATGGAGAGTTTCTTCATGCAATAGCTTTTGCTGTTAATACAATACCCGATAGGTCTTTATCGTTTCAAGTAGTTTTTACAGGCTGTGAAACTGAATATGAAGATTGGGATGAAGGTAATATTCACGGTGGAGCTATGTGGGCTAGAATGCCCATACAAGGTTTAATTGCCGATATACCTGTTGAAGAATGGGCGGTTCCTATGGAAGATCATATAGCTCAACCATGGGATTGTGAAGCGAGAGATCATTCTGTAATAGTTATGGATAGAGTAAGTTCTAGTCCGTGGCTTTGCAAAATCGATGGAAAGTTTTATACTGGTAAATATATGTTCACTGTGGACTATACAGGAAACGCCATCGCGGATTGTCCTGCACAACACAAACAATCTCATGTATTATATATTACAGAAGATTGCAAATGGAAAGGTAACTTAGTTGCTTTACCTAACAACAGGGTAAGAGCTACAAGTCCTGCTTTATGGGTGACAGGTGAAGGAGCCCCTGATTTTATTCCTTCCCAACATCTTCATTCAGCGGAAGGACATGAAAGCTATTTAGACCCTGCAATAACTTTTAATAATTTATACGAGGATTAGTATGGCTAACAGAAAAAAGACTCATAAGACTAAAGACGGTCGAACAGCTAAAAAAGGTTTATATTATAATATAAACAAAAAGCGTAAAGAAGGTAGAAAGATGCGAAAGAAAGGAGCTAAAGGTGCTCCGACTGCAGCAGCCTTTAAACGTTCTGCTAAGACCGCTAAGAAGCCTAAAAAGAAAAAGTAATGGCTAAGCCGAAGAAACGCACAGAAAAGTCTATACGACGCACTACGAAGGGTAAGGGAGCTAATTTCCGATCTACTAAGTCTGGTGCGGGTATGACTAAAAAAGGCGTAGCGGCTTATCGACGTAAAAATCCTGGATCAAAATTAAAAACAGCGGTTACAGGTAAAGTTAAAAAAGGTAGTAAAGCAGCAAAAAGACGTAAATCATTCTGTGCTAGATCGAAAGGTTGGAAAGGTGAACGAGGCAAAGCGGCTAGAAGAAGGTGGAAATGTTAAATGTATGAATATAATTGCACAGTTACTAGGGTGGTTGATGGCGACACTATTGACGTTATCCTTGATCTTGGGTTTTCTATTCTTCACAAGTGTCGTGTACGTCTTTATGGGATTGATACGCCTGAATCAAGAACCAGAGATAAAGACGAAAAAGCCAGAGGTAAACTTGCGGCTAAATTCTTAGAAGATTCAATTAATAACGGTGACGTAGTTGTTTTACAATCTAAACTTAAAGACTCTAAAGGTAAATATGGACGGGTTTTAGGAGCTGTTATTGTAGACGGTGTGGATATTAACGAAGAAATGATTACTAAATTTTTTGCTGTTAAATATTTTGGTCAAAGCAAAACAGATATTGAAGCAGAGCATTTAGAAAACAGATCAAAATTAATAGAGTTAGGACAGTTTGATCCTACTACAATAGGTAAATAATATGAACGACGGACAAGGCAGGTTTGGCGGAGATATGGATCGTAATGAAGTTGAGATGGATCTCAACAAATTTATGGCGATGATACAAGAAATATCTGATCTTAAAGATAAAATAAGAGATTTAGAAGCTGACGATAAAATAAACCCACACCAAAAATGGATTCATTTAGCTAAAGCGGTAGACTCATGGCGTATTTTTCCTAGAGCTTTTTTAACTGTTTATATTGTTTTATTGTATAAATGTACTATTTGGTTTATGGAACTACCAGAACCTAGTTTTGAACAATCAGGTCTTATATCGATTGTTGTTGGTGCAGGTGCTGCTTGGTTTGGTTTATACGCAGGTACAACAGGGAGTAGTAAACAGTTTAAGGGTGAAGATTAGTGAGTAAAAAAGAAGAACAACAACACGACAAGATCCTTTCATGGGCGGGTATTCTGTTTTTAATAACAGTTGTAATTGGTTTATCTATAAACGTAAACGCTCAATCTAGCCAACAATCAGGCACAGCTTGTGTCAATGGCTCACAGTATTGTGAAAATAATAGTTTAGATACAGTCAATACAACGACGACGACTAATACCAATACTAACACCAACACAAACACTAATACAAATTCCAACACGAATAACAACACCAACGTCAACACTAATACAACAAATACGACTGCATCAAATACCAACGTAAATACGAACACGAACAATAACACCAACAATAACGTAAACACTTCAACAGCAACTTCGACATCGAATAATACCAATACAAACAATAACGTTAATACTTCGACTTCTAATTCAACGGTTAATTCAACAGTGAATCAAAACGTTAATAATACAAATAATTCAACGTCGACATCAAATAATACGAACACTAACACTAACGTAAATCAATCGACTTCGGATTCGAACGTTACAACAGATAATCGAAACGTAAACGAAAATAACTCAAGATCCGATAATACTAATCGGAACATAAACGAATCTAATAGTACGCAAACAATTAATCAAAACGTAAAAAGTGAAGCACCTCCTGCTTCTGCTATCGCACCTAGTATCATGTCTTACTCACAAGACCTCTGTACAACAGGTGTCTCAGGAGCTTTTCAAGGACAGGTGTTTGGTTTATCTGGTGGTAAAACTATTGTTGATGAAAACTGTGAAAGGTTAAAACTATCTAAATATTTGTATGATATGGGAATGAAAGTAGCATCGGTTGCATTGCTCTGTCAAGACGAAAGAGTGTTTAAAGCTATGTCGATGGCAGGTACGCCTTGTCCGTATAATGGTAAAATTGGTAAAGAAGCTACTGTAGCATGGGAACAAAACCCACAAAAAAGACCTGATAAAGATGACGCTTTAGACGAATACATAGCTCAATGTACTCATGAATCTAATCCTAATAGAGAAAAAATAAACAGAGATGTTGTGGGTGCGGTCAAAACTATTTATACAAGAAAAACTAAAACAGCTAAACAATGCAAAAAAGAGTTTTATTCTACGCGTTAGGGTGTTTATTTAGTTTTAATGTACTAGGGCAGTATACATACGAAGCTAATCAAGACCTTTACGACCTTAATGCTAATGCTAATAACTTCAACGGTGAATTAGCGTACGAGGTATCCGATGATGGAATTAGTCCCGCGATTGATCTTTCTTTTAATTTTACTTTTTATGGCTCTACGTTTTCACAGGCGAGGATGGCAACAAATGGATGTCTTCATTTTGGTAATAGTGGCAGCTATTGTAATGACTATACTCCTGACCCTATTAACGGACAACATACTTATACCATATACCCTTTCTGGACTGATCTCATAAGAGACAGTAACTCTCGCATGAAATCTTGGGGTGATTCTAGCAAGATGATCTTCGGGTGGTACAATCTTCGAGAATACAATAGAAGTAATACAGATAACAGTTTTGAAGTAATACTTTGGAATAATAATTCTTTTGATTTACGCTACAGAGAATTAGAAATTATTAACCATGATGTTCTTATAGGTGAGGTAGGGGCGAATAAAACTAATTCTTATACGTATTATTATCACGATGAGTGTAACACAGGTACAACCAATAGCTCTAGTTGCGTAAGCACTAATTGGAACAATATAACGATGAATACCACATTAGAAAACGGTGGTTCTTTATATGGTTCGGGTAGTGGTAATGGTGTTGATTGTAGCGATCCGTTAAACGATAGTAGTTGTTCAGGTTACGCAGATGCGTATCTTACACAACAATGTAATATTACGCAGTTACATAGTGAATCTTGTCCTAATTATTGGGATGCTTATGATGATTTACAATGTGCAGACGATCCACAATACGCACCATTTTGCCAAGGTTATAGACAAGAAGAATCAGTAGCTTTCTTCGATGACGAGCAAGTTGATTATGGTTTTATAGATGAACAAGAACAATTTGCTACAGGTATATTTACTGATGATCATCAACAACATCATGATAACTTAGGTTTTGAAGACCCTAATGAACCTATAGAAATATTTGAAGAAGAAATGTTTCCGCCTTTTGAAGAATTTGGAGATAACCCTAATGACTATTTTGAAGATCCATTTATAGAAGAATTTATTGTTTTTTACGATCCAGAGCCTTTACCTTTTATCGATAATTTTAACTCTCATCATGATGAACCATTTCATCATCAAGACGAAGTTTTATTAGATGAATTTATATTTCAAGAAACTTTTTTGGTAGAAGATTATAGTGAGCCTGAAACCTTTATAGAGTTTAATAATGTAGAAGAACTTGAAGAATGGTTCGAAGAAGAAACAAGAGAGCATCATGAAGAAAGACACGAAGAAGAATTAGCTGATCTTGATGAACCAGAAGAAGAATTTATTGAGGAAATCTTCGAAGAAGAAGTTGTAGAAGAAGTATTCGAAGCGATTGAAGAACGTATAGCAGAAGCTGAAATAGAAGAAGAAAGAATCGAAAGAGAAGAAATCGTAGAAGAATTCGAAGAAGTATTTGAGGAAGAGTTTCAAACTGCGGAAAGGGAAGAAGCTACAGGTAAGAGTTCTATTAGCAGAGATATAGCTTTACGAGTTGTTTCTTCTACCCTAGCTACAGCCACACAAAGTGTAAGCGGTACAAACGCAGGTAATAGTATTCATGCTACAGGTAATAGTGCGGCTTCTGGTAACGCTGTAAGTAATAGTTCTACAGGAGCTTCGTCAGGTAACGCAGGGATAAGTACGAGTAGTTCTCCGAGTATGTCAGACCAGTTTGCTTCAGCTACAGTACAAACAAATCAAGTATTAGATATGAGTTCTATGTCTGTTTCTAGTTCTTCTACTAGTGATTCTATGAATTCAACAGACGTTAATACTTCGGTTGTTGTAGCTAACGTAAATACTAATACGGTACAAGACCAAATAGATACTTCGATTAGTTCTATGGATACATCCTCTGATACAGATACTACGGTAGAAGATTTAATCGCACAAAATTTACAAACAGCACAAGAAGAAGTAGAAGCCCAACAAGAAGAAACAGGTGAGTATGGTTCAGAAGATACAATTATTGCATATATGGGTTTTGTTCCTGGATTTAATACTTATGAGAAGGTTTTAATGGTAGATCAAGATCAATGGTATACGTCTAGAACCATCTATACTGAGACGATGCCTGATAATATAAACGCTTTTTATGAACTAGCAGGTAGTAATATAACTAAAATGAACGATATAATAAATTCACAACCACCGTTATAGGAGAATTACTATGGATTGGTTTCAAAATAAAACAACACAAATAATTGCTTTAGTCGGTATCGTAGGTACTCTTGCTGGTTTTGGGTATACAGGTGCAGAGTATGTCAACAGGCTAGAAAACTTAGAAGCTAAGATAGGTGGTATAAGTGAAGCAGAAGATGAAATGAAAATTATAGAAGAACGTTTTGCTTCTATAGAAACATCTGTACAGTTTTTAGAAAAACAAATAGATAGTGTTGAAGTGCCTGATGTGACAGAGATAAAAACTGATATAGCCACTATCAAAGCTGACTTAATAAGTTTAGATAATAACTTAAATAAACTAGAAGCTAAATTAGATAAAAAGGACGATAATCCATTAAACGGATAATGAAAGTTTTCATTACAGAATTCAAACACGACGGACTTTTTTACGAAGGTCCTAATATTGTAGCAGAATCATTTGAGGATGCAGAAGTAACTGCAGAAACATATGGGGTAAATGTGGTCGGTATGCTTGACGTGATTATCACCGATAACAACGAAGATGACTATAAAAGGGTTTTACATTAGTCCTTTCTTTGATATATAATCAAATATTCAGCCATGTGCTGCAGTTTACGGGGTGAGCTATAACTCGCAAAACGTTTATAAACGCTGAGGAAACAATGGTTGGAGTTGATAAAAAGACATACAAAAAGAATAAAGGTCGTCGTTCTGACTTCGTAATTTATTCGTCTAAAGGCAAGAAAACAAAAGCTAGGAGTAGGTTCTAGTGTTACAGTTTCTTATTCCTGCCTTAACCACACTAGCAGTAACTAAATACGCAGCTAATACGCGTAATGATCCTAAAGCCCCTATTGGTAGTGGTACAGCACCTACATTACAACCTGGAGGAGATATTCAAGTTACTCCTGTTGAAGGAAGTGATGTACAAGATTTTGGAGATTTCGAAACTGAAAATATAGCAGAACCACAAAACTTAACTGAAGAAGAACAATTAATGATGATGTTGCAAGAAGCAGGAGTTGATTTAGAAGGTTTAGCTAGTCTTGCATTAGGTGGAGCTGTTCAAAATAAAAGCAATGGAGGTATTTTAGATATCTTAGGTTTATCTATGGATGATTTAACAAGTCCTGAAGGTATAAATTTTGATGAAATAGAACCTATGGATCCATCGTCTCCAGATGCTTTAGAAATAAGTATGGATCAAAATGAATTAAAACCCTCTATAGGTGATATGTCTGATCCAGAAGTAGGTCAGGAACAAACAGGAATACAAAAAGTTCTTAATATAGCCGCAACAGATCCTGAATTATTTCAAACAGGAGTAGGTTCATTAACTAAAGTTCTCGCTACTTTAATGACCGATAAACCTGAACGTAAAGGTAGTATGGTTAGAACACAAACACTTCCAGGAAATTCAACACGTAGAAGATCAGCACAAATGAATATACAACCGATTGGTGGTTCTAAAGTAACTTTTGCTAATCAAGGTAAAGCATTACAAAGACCGATGTTCATGCCTCACGGAGGACAGATGAGAGGTCCAGGAGGTCCTAAAGATGACCTTATACCTGTAATGGCAAGTAACGGTGAATATATGCTTTCTAAAGCCGCAGTTGATGCTGCAGGTGGTGGTAGTCATGCTAAAGGTTTAGCTCGTTTAGACGCGTTTAATAAAATGGGAAATAAAAGATACGGATAATTTATGGCAACTAGAGAAGAACAAGAATATTCAAGTCAAGCCACCGCGGGTTATATAGGTGATCTTTTACAATCAGGTATTTTTCCTTATGCAAGAACGTTTTTAGATGACCAGTTCAATAACTTAGGTAGACCTGATAGTAGTCCGTTTACTTATACAGGTCCACGAGTAGCTCAATTTGATCCTAGAGAAAGATATGCAATGGATTTACAAGACGCGGCTATTGGTAGTTATAGACCATATTTAGGCGAACAAGCAAATTTACTAAGCGAAGCCGCAGATGTTTCTAGAGCAGGAACGGTACGTGGTGCTGACGAAATATCTCAAGGTTTAAGAAGCGGTAGAGATTTAACTGCTCAAGCGAATATTACAGGGATGGGTTCTGCACGAGCTTTTGACCCACGTGGTATAGGTAGTTTTTATAATCCTTTCGAAGATGCAGTTGTTCAACAAACACTTACAGATTTAGACCGACAAGGAGCACAACAAGATATGGCTCTTAGAGATAGAGCTGTATCTTCTGGAGCTTTCGGTGGGTCACGTGGTAGGTTAGCTCAAGGTGAGTTAGCTAGACAACAAGAACGTGGAGCAGCAGAAGCTATCGCAGGTATACGTTCAGGCGGTTTCCAAGATTCAGCTAATAGAGCACAACAAGCGTTTGAATCACAACAAAATAGACAAGCACAATTAGCAGGTCTTCAATCTCAACTAGGTCAAGGAGTCTTTGGTATGGGGTTACAAGGTGGTCAAGGCTTAGCAGGTTTAGGTTCTCAGTTCTCACAAGGCTTTGGTCAACTCGGGCAACAATACGGTAGTATGGCTCCCGCATTACAAGGATTACAACAAAACGATATTAACCAACAGTTAGCATTGGGCGGATTAGGTAGAGGTAGACAACAATCTCTCATGGATCTCGGTTATCAAAACTTTACAGGTCAATACAATTTACCGATGCAAACATTACAAAACGTTGGTTCGATTACCGCGGCTCTTGGACCGTTGGCAGGTGGTTACGGTTTTGCAGGTGCTAATCCAACAACCAATTCTATGTATGCTCCGTCTACAGCGGGGTCAATTAACAACCAAACTAATCCATTTTTCGGTGGGTTAGGTGGCTTTAGCTTTTACGGATAATGGCTTTACCATTTATAGGTCCCGCATCTCTTAATCCACAACAAGGCGGTGGAGGAGGAATAACTAGTGTGAAGTTGAGTCCTGCGGCTGTTAGATTTCCTACAGCTAGACGTCCTGCTCCACAAAGACGTCCCTTAGAACCAACAACTAAAGAAAAGTTTGCACCACTAGCACCTTTTTTAGTCGGTGGTATTATGGATATGTTTCAAGGAAAACCTGAAACATTAACAGACGAACAATATTTACAAAATTTAGGAGCTGATCCTAAAAATATAAGTGATGTAGAACAGGCTTCCTTAGACGCTTATAAACTATACGGACCACGAGCAGAAGCCAATACTTTTGGCTTAGATGAAATAGCTAATATTGTAGCTAGTTCTCAAATGGGAAGAGGAGCAAAAGATTATGCAAGTACTTATATGGCTATGCGTAAAGCCGACGCTACTAAAGATGCTCGAACAGAAACAGCAAGATCAGCTTTTATTAAAAATCAATTAGATAATGGAACTGCTGCATTTTTAAACTTACAAGATTCTGACGCAGCAAGAACAGGAGTAGTTGATATCCGTCCAGGATTTGTACAAAGCAAAGGACCACAAGCAGGAGTTGCTTTTATAAATGATCCTGAACACCCTGATGCAGATGAGAATGGTTTTAGACCCGCAGGACCTAATTGGGTTGATCCTTCTAAATTAGATTCAGGTAAAGGTAGTGCTGTAGATATATTTAAAAATCCTAATTATACAGAGTTAAGAGAAACTAATAAAAAACTAACAGCTAGAGATCAAGCAGTCACTAGTATGTTAAACGTATCTAATTCAACAATAGAAATGTTACAAGAAGGTATTAATGATCCAACTAAAGCGGGTACAACAACGGTTGCTGCTTTAGCTAACATAGCAAATAGTGCTTTAGTTAATTTTGATGTAATAGCAACAGCCGCAGGAGGTGACGCAGGTATCGAAGGTTATTTTAGTAGTGATAATAGAGGCGGTACTTTATTAGGAACAGGGGATAACGCTAGAAAATTATATAACGCTATTAAATCGGGTGATGAAGATCAAATTAATCAAGCCACTGCTGATTTTGAAAATGCAACAGGTACTGATATAAGACAAATATTAGGTGAAACTGCTTACGCAAACGTAGCAACTCGTGCAAATTTTTTACAATTAGCTTATATGGCTGCTGCGGCAAACGGACAGACAGGTAGAACGTTATCGGATAAAGATTTAGCCTACCATTTACAAATTGTTGGTTTTGGTAGTACGCAAGATCCAAAAGTATTAAACGATAATTTACTTCGTTTCGGAGATCAATTAGTAAGAGGATTAGATGCTGAAACACAAGTAGCATTACCTACTAACGGTATGTCTCGATACGATATACTAGATCCTAAATTTCAATCAGTTGTTTCTATGTATTATAACCCTATGGTTAAACCTGATGCAGAGGGTAAAGATACTGCTCAATGGTTAGATTACGATACTTATACATATAAACCTTTTTATCAAAGATACGGAAATATTCCTCAAGTAAACCAATGGCAACAACATGAGGGGATTTATTTCGATAGAAAAAATCAAAAAACAGCCGTCCGTCCTGGAGACCCAATAGATCCTAATAAAGAATATAGTTTCGAAATACAAAAAATAAGGGACTTAACTCAGTAGATTATGAGTTCAACACAAGCACAATACGACGCTTTTATTGAAGATAGAAATAAAGCAGCACTAGAATTAGGCACACAAGCTCTTACTAATAACCCCAACGTTACTTACGGACAGGTGCTTTCTCCCCAAGAATTACAATCAGCGGCTATTATCTTTAGTCCTGAACTTAATGCTAATGCAAGAGAACTGTTTGATCAAAATACAATGAATGAAATTGAAGCTTCTGTTGATTTCGAAAATCGAGTAAAACCTTATAACAGAGCTCCAATCGAATACGATATGTATGAGCGTCATCCTGAATATATGCGACAAGTAGATTATTTTAATTCAGGTGAGGGTCAACAACGTAGTCAAGAAGCTTTCGTACGCGGTAACTATCCTGACGATTATCGACCTTTTGAACCTCAAGCTCCTTTTGGTATTGAAAAAGCTAAAGAGATTGCTGCATTTGGTTTTGATCCTGCTAAAGAAATAACTTTTGATAACTTTGGCGATCAAGCAGGGTTTAGAACTAAAATAGGTTTAGCTCCACGTAATTTAACAAAAGAAGATATTGAATTTATCGGTAATCAATATGGTTTAGACGGAACTTATCGATATATAAATCCAAGTAAGCCTTCATTAGGGTTAGTTTATAAAGCAAAAGGTTCTGATGAAGAACAGTTAGTAAACACACCTTATGTTACTGCGGAAGATACATACAAATTTTTAATAAATGAAGTTCCTGCGATTGCAACAGATATCGCTCTTACAGTTTATGGAGCTAAAAAGTTTGAACCTTTACTAAGAGGAAAAGATGTAACTAAAGATCCAGGAGTTATTCGACGAGCAGGTCAAGTTTTAGGTATTTCAGGTTTATCAGCCGCTGGTGCGGCAGGTGGAGATCTTGTAAGATTGACTGCAGGAGTAGTAGCGGGAGCTCATGATAGAGATTTTATGGATATTTTAAAAGAATCGGGAATGATTGGTGCTTTAGCTTTTGCAGGTACGTCTACTATCGGTGTAGCAACAAATATTATTCCTAAATTATGGAGAAATGCAACAGGAAAAGATGTTCCGCCTGAGTTCTTCGAAAAAATAGATGAGTTAATGCGACAAGCTAGAGCTTCTGAAGGAGGAGTAGCTAGTAGCCCTAAAGGAATTTTATATGGTAATGCTGGATCGGTACAAGAAATAAACGACGCTATTGCTGAATTAGCTTCTCGTACAGGGGTAGAAATTAAAAAATATAACCCAACATTAGCTTCAGCAACAGGTATTATAGAAGCTGCTGATTTAGAAAATATTTTTTTAAAAAATGCTGATGACGAAACTTTAGCTGCTTTATACCAACAAATTAAAAATGGAAATCAACAAGTTATAGATGATTTTCTCAAAGCATTAAATGCTGAAATAGGACCTGATTTAGCAACTTCGGGTGCTACAGGTGCAACAACAAGTCAAGGTATACGTAATTTAGTAGAACAAGATGTTTTAGCTTTTGAAGAAAATTCAAGAGCCGCTATTACTAATATGCGTAATAATTTAATCGGTGCTGAAGATCCTGCAGTTGCAGGTCAAACATTACTTAGACAAGTAGATGACGCAAAAGCAGGAGAAGGAATGTTTCCTCGTACACGTACACGTTTGAATGAAATAAGAGAAAATTATATCAAACCTTTCAATCAAGCTTGGTCAGATTCTTTAAACAACCCACTATATGCTGATTTAACAACAGGTGCAGGGTATACAAGAGCTCCTGCTACCGCTTGGTCTAAATCTACTAAAAGACAATCAGATCAATTATTACGTAGTTTAGATTCTAAAGAATCAAAAGATGTTTTAATGCAAATGTTAGGTACAGAAGGTGGTGCAGTTCTAAAAAGACTACAAGGATTAGGTAAAGAAGGTTTTGAAAGTCCTAATTTTACATTACAAGAATTAAACAATGCTCGTGTAGTTTTAAATGATTTCGCTAGTAACAATCCTAACTTAAAAGGAGCTGTTGGGTTTGCTAGAAACTTAGAACGTGGTATAGAAAAACAGATAAATGCTTTAATAGATGAGGGGGCAAAAGCTCAGATGGAAGCTCAAGGCATAAACGTAACTAAAAAATCTTTACGTGAGTATAAACAAAACACAGGTTACGGAGAAGATTTAAAAGGTGCTTGGTCTAATCAAAAAGAAGCAATTCAATTAAGTAATTCAGAAATATTTAGAAGTTTAAACCAACAACAGCCTGAAAAAGTTGTAGATTTTTTATTAGGTTCAAGCACGTCAGGCAGTAACGTTAATACTCGAGTTGGTCAATTAATGAAAGTTTTACGTGAAGAAGGTTCCGACGAAGTATTAGATATACAAAAAGGTATTGCATCTTATGTTCAACGTAATATTTTAGATCAAGCAGATAAAACACCTTTACAAATCGCTAAAGATTATCGTGAATTTATGAAATTACATAGAGGTACTTTAAAAGAAATATTTGGTGATAATTATAAAATGTTTGACTTTAGTCCTAAACAGTTCGAGAAAAACGTTATCCAACAATTACAAAAGAATGAAGATACGATTCAGTTTTTACGTGCAAGATTTGGTAGTGCGACTAACCCTAACCCCAGTGCTGCAAACGTTGTGGAGTTGTTATTAGAAACAGGTAAAACACAAAAACTTTCAGGACAGATATTAGAAGATCAAAAATATTTGATGAATTTAATAAAAGATAATCCTGAATTGAAAGAACAAGTTGCGGCAGTTACAAAACGTTATATAAATCAGTTTATATTAAAACCTAAACAAGGTATTGCTGGAGGAACAGAAATTGATCCTGTTGCTTTAAATAGATTAATTACAGAAGGATTTGGACCACAAGACGTTACTGGACCTGTATTAACGTTTGATAATTTTATTACACCGTTATTAGGTAAAGAAGGTAAAGAATATATTAAATTATTTAAAAGATTGAATAATATTGTTCAAAAAGAAGTTGGACCTGCTGTTTCATCAGCTGCAGAACAAGCTATATTACGAGAAGCTCCTGCTACTAAAATTGAATATATTAAAAAGTTTATTATCCCACCACTTACACAGTTTGGTAGACGAGTTAACGCGGCAGAAAAACGAACTAATGAAGCTAGTCGAAGATTTATTGGTAAAATGTTACTAGATCCTGAATTATTTAGAATGACTATGAATTACGCAGAAGGTCGAGTAAGAGCACAAAATTTTATAAGATTTTTAACTTCATATGGAACAGTCGCTACACAAGATTTAGCTAATGATTTAGAAGATTATGATACAGAAACAAAAACACAACCTAAACGTAATAAACCCGATCTCAGTTTAAGCACTGCGATAGAAGAGTCTTCAGATACGATAGACCCATTTGTAGGAGCATTTCAATAATGGCTAGATTTAGATTACCAACCGACAACAATATGTTCCAATTCGAAGATTTCGATATGTCAGGAATAATGAATCCTGAACTTGTTGATATTATGGAAATGCGTAAAGAAGCGAACCTTGCTAGAGGTAACGCAACAGATCAATACGAAGCTGACGTTGCTGATTTTAAAAATATACAAGCAACTGAAGCAGAACAAGGGATAGCTTCATTACCAACAGCACCTTCTATGCCTAACATACCAACGGTGCCTAATATCGATTACACAAATTTTAATCCTACAATATTCGGACAACCTTTTATTACTCCTGATCTTAATTTTGAAGATATAGATTTAACAAATATTCCTAATATACCAACGTTTGTTAATAATCCATATACAGAAGTATTTAATACACCTACCCCCGAACCAGATCCTTTTGTAAATCTCCCCGATTTAGGTATATATGATTTTGATATAAACGATTTTATTGATCCTGTCGACACTAATCCTCCCGAATTACCTACTGACGATATAATTGATGTGGATATTCCTGTATCAGATATCCCCTTACCTGATTATCCTTTCGTTGATCCTGAAACAGGTGGAGATTTAGTTTTAGTTCCAGGAGATCCTAATAACCCTGTTATAGTTAGAGATCCTGAAACAGGTGAATTACCTCCTGGATTTGTTGAAGGAGGAGGAGATGGACCTGCAGAAACAATACCGCCAGAAGTTTATGTACCTAGACCACCACCCCCCGCACCTAGATCATACGAAACAGTTATTCCTTATGAACGACCTTTAGATAATGTTATGGCGGGGTATACAAGACCAATGGATCCAAGTTTATTTGGTAGTACTCCAGGATTCGAAAACAGTCCTTTTAGACAACAACCAACAGGGATGAGAGGGGGAGGTCCTTTGAGTAACAGCATGTTAAATAGTGGGCTATCAAGGTTGCCCTTAAATCAACAAAACGATACACTTACTCAAGTGTTCCAATCAGGCTTTAGACCACGGAGATAAAATGGCAAACGGAATAGAAGATTTAATGAATATACGAACAATGGGGGGCACACAAAATGTTCCTCCTAGACCTCCTATGAATCCTATGCAGGGTGGATTAGCATCTATGGGTGGAACAAAACCAACGATGCCTCCTGTAGTAGAGGAACAAAGAGCTATGCCTCCGATGGGAGGACAAGAAATGCCTTCTGAACGACCACAAGAACCTGTATCTGCAGAACAAGATGGAGCAGCATTAGCTCAAGCAGTCGTAGGTAGAGCAAACGGTGATATTGGTACAGCTATTGATATTTTAGATAACGCTAAAGCTATGCTTATGCAAAGCGGTCAAGAAGAACCTATGATGATGGCGGATGGTGGTGAATTAAATCCAGGATTACAAGCTTTACAAAGAACAAACCCTGAAGTCGTTGATAAAATCTTAAAAAGAGAAATGGGTGGACCTTTGTATGCTGAAGACGGTATGCCTTTAACGGATGCTGAAACTATGAAACAAATGATAATGAATAGTTTAAGAGAAAATCCTGTACTAAATAGTGAAGGTGCTTATAATATTACAAGTCCTATGGGAACAAATGTAAGAACAGCTGTATCTCAGTTAAGTAATGATGTTTTAGGTAGGGATGTTTCTGATAATCGTACTACCTCAGGCAGAGGATTATCCGATAAAGATTTACAAAACTATATGAATATGAATTCTGATAAGAGCACTCAAGAAGCTGCAAATGCTGCTATTGCGTATCAGATGTCTTTACGTTAATCGATCCAGTCTTTCCACTTTTCATCTCCTAGTACTTCTTGTGCTAGGTCGAGTTTATTTCTAAGAGCTTTTACGATCTTTTCATCAACCGTTCCTTTAGCAACTAAATCAATATAAGTAACTTTATTTGTTTGACCTATACGGTGAGCCCTATCTTCTGATTGTAAACGTTTTTCTAAATCATAATTATTAGAATAATAAATCACGGTACTTGCTTCGGTCAACGTAATACCATAACCACCTGTTTGTACGTTACTAATTAAATACGTAAGCGGTGAGTCAGGATCTTGAAATGATTTAATTATTTGTTGTCTATCTTCATCTAACGTTTCACCGTAGTAAGTTGCTACTGCTTCTGTACCCACGGTATCTTGTAATGTTTTTAAGATACGTTTAATATCGTATTGATAATTAGCCCATATAATAACTTTACCTTGAGTTTCTGCTAATACATCTAATAAACTATCTAAACGATTGCTTTTAATTTCTACTTCATCACCTTGATCATGTTTAACGAAACCACAAACAACTTGATGTAGCCTAAGAATCTGTGTTAGAACAGAAGTAACACTTACTAATTCACTAGATTCTAATTGTGCGATAGCATAGTCTTTTAATTGTTTATAAACTTTCTTTTGTTCAGGTGTTAGTTCAACTTCTCTGCGTTGATATACTTTATCAGGTAAGTCTAAACATTCTTTCTTTAGCACTCTGTAAGAGAACTCATTTACATTTTCTGTAAGTTCTTCTAAGTTTTGATAACCGACCACCTGTCTAAAAGTTCGTTGTCCCATACTTCTATTAATAACTTTTGCATATCTGTTTTGAAATGAATAAAACGATGAGTAACCTAATAGCTGTGTAGATAAGAATGCACTTTGGCTATATAAATCTAACGGTGATTGCGTTACGGGAAAGCCTGTAAGGATTCTACGATACTTTGTATTAAGAGCTAATTTTAATAAGTTCTTAGTTCGTTGTGCTTTAGGATTCTTAATAGTCGTAGATTCATCAACCGCGATCAGTGCGTTGTGAGCTAGTATAAACTTTTCAACAAAAGCTACGCCTTTTTTCGTACTAAAAGCTTCTACATTAATAATTAATATTTTAAGTTCAGGTGAAACTTCGAACAACTTCATTAGTTCTGCTTTTTGTTTTACCGTAGGTGCGGGATTCCATACACCAACTTCTAGTTCTACATGGTCAGGCATATGAGCAGGTATTTCTTTTCCAGACCAGTTACGATAGACCCCTTTGGGTGCTACGATGATAGACGCGTTTATCCCACCTTTATCATATAGAAGTGCAATATTATCTATAAGTACTTTAGATTTACCTGTACCCATTTCCATAAAATAAGCATATTCACGCTTATTCCATGATCTTTTTAATGCCTCAAGCTGATGCTCATAAGGCTTGGTTTTAAACTTATACTGCATATTCTTTCTAATTTCTAGTTCCCATTATATATTACAATTTACTTATAAAAAGCCCCAAACTAAATACTTTTCTCATGCCCTCTAATAGAATTAGTAGTTTCTAATAGATTGAATCGTACAATCTAATAGACTGTAACACTCTTAAACATTGGCTTTGTTAGAAAATCTATTAGATTATTACCGATATTAGTAGTTTTCGAAAAGTTTTTCCTATAAACTTTTTTATTCTTAAAACTACTATATAACTAATAGCTTTACTTTGTCGGTATTGCTAGATATTATTTAAGTTCTAGAAATAAGAAAGGAGAAAAAAGTGACAGTATATGTCGTACAGGAGATTCCAGGACGTAACATTGCCTCGGCTAGAAGCTATGGTGATTTTCAAGTTCTGTTACCTTCTAATACACAAATTATGTTAAGTGCTGCTCCATCTGTTCGTAGGATGAAAAAACTCTTACAGGACTTCAAAGAAGGAGATTACTTATTATTAATAGGCGATCCTGCCGCCATTGGCGTAGCGTGTTCTATCGCTGCATTTTATAACCGAGGTAGATATAGTATATTAAAGTGGGATCGACAGGAAAGTTTATACTATCCTGTTGATATCGATCTACATCAGAAAGGAGAAATAGATGAATAAACCAACTTTTGAGGACTTAGTCGGTACGGAATCCGTTGAAGAATGGACGAATGACGTATCTGATGGAGAACTTAATATTGTTTCTAACTTAGCTAAGAAACAACTTCAACTAGCTAGGCAAGTAGCCACGTTAGAAGAAGATCTTAAAGCTAGGAAAGAAGAACTTCGTTTAACTTCGGAGCAAGAACTACCTGACGCGATGCAAGCAGCAGGTCTTAATCAAATAGTACTCAGTACTGGAGAAAAAATCTCTATAGGCGAGTTCTATAACGCTCACATATCGAAGGCAAACCAAGAAGTAGCATATCAGTGGTTAGTAGAAAACGGTCACGAAGGACTTATAAAGAACGAGGTTCTTTTAAAGTTCGGACGTGAGGAAAGCACAGTCGTAGACGAAACTGTTTCGGCTCTGCAATCTAGAGGTCTATCACCAGAAGTGCGACAGAGTGTTCATCCGAGTACATTAAAAGCTTTTGTAAAAGAGCAGTTTACTTCGGGTAACGATATACCAACCGAACCATTTGGTATCTATATAGGTACTAAAGCAACCATTAAAAAGGATTAATTATGACAGATAAAAAAGATATAGCTGAAACATCTAATACCGCTATCAGCACTTTTGACGATACTTTATTGTCAGGCGGTACAGGACTAGAAGAAACAACGACAGAGGATTTTGCGATCCCCTTTATAAGAGTTCTTCAACCCATGTCACCACAACTACAAAAACAACACGGTAGTTATGTACAAGGTGCGAGTGCAGGTGATCTGTACAACACCGTTACAGGTGAAGCCCACGACGGAGAAAAAGGAATATTAATTGTTCCGTGTGCTTATAATAAAAAGTACATTGAATGGATTCCTAGAGAGAAAGGTGGTGGTTTAGTAAACGCTAACCATGACATTTCTATCTTATCTAAATGTACTAAAGATCCTGAATCTAGACGATCATATACGCCAGACGGTAACGAGATTGTAGAAACCGCACAGTTTTTCGTCTTAGTATTAGAAGGTGGTGCTCCACAACAGGCTGTAGTAACGTTTACCTCTACACAATTAGGCGTAGCTAGAAAATGGTTAACGATGTTAAGAATGGCTAGAGTAGAAAATATCAAAGGTGAGTCTGTAGAAGCACCAATGTTTGCTTATACTTACAGACTTACTACAACTACACAATCTAATGATAAAGGTAGTTGGAACGGATATTCTGTTAACCAAGAAGGTGCTACAGAGATGCCTATTGCGATGATGGCTAAAGACTTTATGTCTGCGGCTAGAGCAGGAGACGTTCAAGTTAAAGAGGAACATCAAAGAGATGACGTAAAAGATACTACGTTTGACGACGCAATCTAACAAGGAGGGGTTTTATGTCGTTAGCAGAGAAATTTGCTACACGCTATGCTGGATTGCGGAAAGCTTACGGTACGTTTACCGCAAGTGATGAAACTCGAGAGGATGGCAAGGCAAGTGGTAAAAACATTACCATATCTAAGGAGTTATCTGATACAGATCTTCTGAAGCTATGGGATGACCACTTGTCAGGTCGTCAAAGCGTAGGGATTGTAGCGATAGATGAAAACAATAGCTGTGTATGGGGAGCGATCGATGTTGATGAGTATCAACTAGATTTAAAAGACCTCTCTAAGAAACTAGCTAAACAAGAATTACCTCTAATACTTTGTCGAAGTAAAAGCGGAGGAGCACATATTTATATCTTCCTACAAGAACCTGTTGCGGCTTCGATGCTACAACGAAAGCTTAGACAATTAGCCGCGGCAATCGGCTATGGTCAAGCAGAGATATTTCCTAAACAAACACAACTGTTATTAGAACGTGGTGATAGAGGTAGCACGTTAAATATGCCTTACTTCGGAGGAGAGAACTCAACACGTTATGCTTACGGTAGAGACGGTGGAGCGTTAACTCCAGAAGAGTTCCTTAACTTCGCATCTGAATTATCCTTAACTGCAAACCAGTTAGAAAAATTAGAAGCTAGTCCATTAAACGAAGCTATTGATTGGCTAGATCAATCCCCTCCATGTATACAACATTTAATCGTACAGGGGTTTCCTAAAGGTACACGTAATTCAGGATTGTTTAACGTAGGAGTATTCCTTAGAAAGAAATTTCCTGACGATTGGGAAAAAAGATTAGAGGATGTAAATATAAAATATATGCAACCACCGTTAGGAGCACAAGAAGTGTTGACCGTGGGTAAGCAAGTACAACGTAAAGATTACTTTTACAAATGTAATGATCAGCCAATAGCTAGTCATTGTAATAGTCCGCTATGTCGAACACGTAAATATGGGATTGGTGCTAATGGCGGTACACCGTTATTTAGTAATTTAACTAAACAAGATAGTGAA